CCCATGACTTTATGATTGCCGTATTGCCAACATTGGTTCCCATACCGGTCACCTTCACGACCAGGCTCTCAAACTGGTTATCGAAGCCAGTGAAGCCGTTGGTCGGAGCACTGAGTTGACCAAAGTCACCCAGAGTGGTAAACTGCGTAGTAGGGACCGCTGTGACGTACTCAATTAATTGAGCGAAGTCAAACTTGGCGCCTGTGTTATAGGCGCCAGCATAGACTCCGAGATTAAAGGGTCCGGTATATTGGTCGGCGTTTGTAGCGTTTAGAGCTTGAAGGCCCGAGACAGACCAGATGTTACCTCCCTCGGATCCTGCGGTCAGATTGTTCTGACGCACAAACAGGGCAGCGGGGAACTTCCAGCACTGAACGTTTCCGCTCCAAGTCATTTGGTTGGCCGTAGGGACCAGCTCGAAATGATTGGAGACGAATCTAAACTTGTCAACAATATCAGCGGTGCTAGTGCCCGCGGTTCCGCCCGAGTTGAAAAATGTGGCACAGTCAGCATAGGGAACTCCGGTAAAAACGGTTGTAGCTAATATCGATGTTCCTGCTGTAACGGACGCAGTCCAATAGGCGTAGCCAGGAGTCGGCAGTACGAGAAAATAGTAATCCGTGCTCGCGGTAGAGAAGGCCTGAGAAGTAACCAAACGGTGCTTCTTTACTAAACTCTTACCCTGATACTCATCAGGAACTCCTCTGACATCGCTGTTAGCGAAGTCTGGCGGGGCAAAGGCACACTTCAGAAAAGACATTCCATCCTGTGAGACAGTAGCTCTATTACTCTTGACCATAGATCTTATGGACTGGTTATAGGCTGTCTTCCCAAGGATGGGAGCCGTCCCCCTGGGCTGAACCATAGGACCCATACTCATACCAGCGTTGCTGGTGGCATAGATACTTGGTTTGCCTCTAAGGGAACGCATTCTTCTTTTAGCGCTCTTTGACATAGACGATGCAGACTTATTTTGCTGTGTCTGCTTAACAGCTTTATTCTTGCGTTGATCCATTATAAATAATGAGGCCCCTCCACCTCATAATAGCCCACTGATTCTACTAGCTCTAGAACGGATTGATAGTCAGGTCTAGTCTCTAATTCAGCCTCAAAGCCTATCATAGACATCCTATATTCAAAGAAGTCTTTGGGCTCTTGGTGCAAAAGATTCATGACCATCTTCTCCTTATTCAGCGCATAGCAGATGTTTGGCCCGTAATAGTGGCTGCAAAACTCAAAAGAGTCGTTGACGGGGAGGTATTCTTTACAGCGTATTCCGTACTCTAGGTACTTTTCCGCTGCACCCTCCACCGTGCTTTCCACGGAGTCGTCGCCGGCTGCAATGGTTTTGCGGGATCCGATTAGGTCAGCTATCCTGACTCGCATAAAGGAGTTATCTCTGCTCGTTCTGAACTTCCCTGAATTTACTATGCCCTTAAACAAGGGCTGTACCAAGGTGCCGTCAGAGAACTGATATATAGATTCAGTCTCCAGGTATGCCTTGGCTATCATTAGGTGTTCAAAAACGGGCGAATGGCTCGTAGCGAGCCGGATGGTGGCTCTAGCCGCATCAATTACTTGCCATTGTTTCACACCCCAATCCCAGCCCGAAATATCTGCATAAGACATAGGCAAACCGCTTCCGACCACGTCAGCGTAAACGCTGGCGCTATCAGACGCAGTAAAGCCAATACCAGGTTTAGATGGTATGTCTTTCCAGTTCTGTATTTCTAGCTTGGTAAGGTGCCTACACAATAACATTTCTATTATTTTGTCGGTAAGTGAAACAGACATGATCAGTCGGACTCGTCCGGTCTTGATTTTATCCAATGAATGGGGCTCATTCTTTACGAAGACCCTCACAGGATCCATCAAGTTACGGTCAAGTCGCTCCTTCCTTGTCATGGTCTTAAGTTTGTCAATGGGAGTGGAGAGGATCAACTCGACTCTATCAAGTACAATATCGTTGAGACGCTCGCCCATAGTGTCCATCAGCTTGTCGTTGCGCTTAGCAATTTTAGCGTGGGGAACCCCTGGGCTGGCCTCGGCTTTTATATCGTCCTTAATTTTGTCTATAGCTGCACTCCACTTTTCGCGATCGTAGGTTTCTAAATATGATGGTAAAGTATGTTGTAAATATTGAGGCAAAATCCGTTGATCAGACTCCTCAATCTCAGAGAGGGTAGGCTCTCTGTAATCTACAATGTGCTTGTCGCATTGGAGCTTGAAGCTGCGCTTTTCTGCTTCTGCCCCTCGAGGGGGCCAAGCGTACTTGGCGAAGCTGGGCTCTTGGCTGCAAGCTGCTTGCCACTTTGTGGTTTCTTTCCTTTGTCCTGCTCCTGTGAAAATGATATCGCTTTTTCCGATCTCTTCAGATTGCTCTGAGAATGGGATGGCTTGTTCAAACCACTGGTAGTAGGCGCCCCAGACGTCGCTGGGGCTTGGGAGTTTAAAGGAACCGCAGGGTCTGTGACTTCCAAGGCTTGTTTCCTCATCTGAACTCTCAGCCTTCTTTTGGCGGATTTAGAGAGAATAGGTTCTTCCTCAGTTTTCAGAGCCAAAACTGTTTCCTTTTTCGGATTTATTTTCGCTACGTGAGTTTTAACTGAGGTTAAGCCATCTTTTACATAGTCTTGGCCGAGGCCCAGAGTGGGGACAGCTACATTGAGTGAGTTGTCTGAATCTACTCTCAAGGGAGCACTAGGACGCTGTGTTCTCAACTTTTGAACAAGCTTCTTCTCCATAGGGATTTCCTTGTAAGTAGGCAAGTCTGGATACAAGCCGCTTTTGAGGTCGTCTTTGATATCTACCCCTTGCTTATGCTCATAGTAGTCGTAGTTTCCTGCGCCTCCAGACTTAAGCATTTCAGCTACTTGTAATGCAATCTTCTTGACCAACGTGTCCTCTGTAACCTGATCTATAATCTTGGTGACCATCTCCGCCGGGAGTTTATCTTCCAGGATAGTCTTGGCTACAGCAGTACCTTTCTCAACCTTCCTGATTTTCCTTTTATTAAGAGGAATAAGCGCATATCCGCAATTGACGCACTGATAGCCCTTACTCTGTACGCAAGAACATTGAGAACAAGTCCACGGGCTTTCCTTTCGAAAGCGACCGCCCTTAATTCTAGCTCCAACATGGGTGCCAGACTTTCCGGTGGCGGTTTTATACACGCGATACTTGTCTCCAAATTTTTCGTACATTTTCTCGGCGACATCGTTATCAACTTCCTCCATGAAATCACCCCAAGAAGTACCACTCTCGTAGATACCTAGGGAATCTTTCTCTTTTGTCAGGAATGATTCATATGCCTCCATCTCAAAATAATCGTCGTCCATACCTTCATCATCTTCCGGAGCCTCATAACGGGCATAGTGGCCGTCACCAGGAACGTATTCGATCAGTTCCGGTTGTCCTTGGGCTATATCTTCATTGGTAGGAGACTCTTTTCTGTTCATCCTAAAAACGGGCGGAATAACTCCAACGTTCAACTTAACAACCGAATCATGCTCCAGGTGGACGCCGACAATGCGGTTTTTACTATCCAATATAGGGGCTCCAGATGTTCCTACAGTCGTACTGGCCGCATAATTGAC